AATTCTGCACGCTTGCAAACGCCGCCCTCGTCGAATCAACCGCCCGCAGTGTGAATGTAGCTTCAGCCATGATGTTTCGATTTCCGGTTTTGGTGTTCGATGTAAACCAGCCAGCCGTTCAATTCCTGCGCCGGCATGGTGAGAACTTCGCTTGCGAATTTGCCGAGACGATCTGCGAGCGCATACACGGCGAGGAAGTCGGCGGCATCCCCGCCGTGAATCAGTTTTTTAAGTCGTCCGGCCTCGGCCCGTTTTCGGCCAGAATGGCGTTGGCGATGCGTCCCACGACGTTGCTGTCGGCCTTGTTCAGTAGCGTCGGCTTGTGCTCGATCGTGAAGAGCTTCGCGCCGTGCTCGTCGGTCGCCTTCATTATCAAGATGTCCACGAGCAACTCCATGTCGTTCTCTTTGCTGCGCCGATAAAGCCGGTTTTTTTCGCCGAGCGTGACCGGCGATGCGTGCACCACGAGCTTCCACTCGGGCACGTCGATCTTGCGCGTGCCGAGGGAGGCGAAGTGTTCTCTGACGAGGTCGATTGCTTCCATGTGTTGTGTGTGTTTTGCTGTTACAAAGTTAGACGCTCGTCACTGTGAGCACCCCATTTCCTTCAAAGGAAATCGCTCCCTCGACGATGCCGTCGAAGCTGGCACTTATATCGAATTTGGTCACGATGGCCGAGCCTGTGTAATACACATCGCCAGCGGTTGCGCCCTCTGGGTAGAGGTTGAGCGTGACCTGCGAGCCGATCGTGATGAGCAATTGACCGGCGTCGGTCTCATCCCAATAGAGATCGCCCGAGGCAGACCACGTTTTCATCGTCGCAAGTCGCGTGCGGTAGGTGTCGCCGATGACGGAATCTTCGACGGTGTCTGACGAGTGGCTGAGCGAGTAGTTGCGCAACTCGCCGATGGTGGTGCTTGAGATTTTGACGAGGCCTTCGCGGCCGAGATGATTTGCCATGTTAGTCGGTGGTTAAATAAATGCAGTTGAAAGTGTGACGAGCCGTGCCCCAGCGTTTGTCTTCATCGGGCTCAATAACATAGTCCACACTGTTAAGATGGAGATCGCGGCATTGCCCCCCGAGCGTCACGTCGGCGAGGACTGCGGCCTCCACCGCCGCGCTGCCCGTGTCGAAAAGGTCGTCGATCAAATACGTTCCGCTCTCGGCGATGAAGTAATCCACGATGAGCTGCAACTGCCGGTATTGCGTCCGGTTGCTCGGCCCGAGTGTGCGCACCTCGATCTGCTCGCTGACCGCGTAAACGGCGGCGGCGGGAAAGGAGATGCTCGCAATCGTGTTGTTGCGCCCGCGAAGGATGTTTGCGGTGGGCACGACGAGCGCGCCAGTGAGAGCGTTCGCCGTCGCGGTGCGGATGTTGGTGCGTGTGCTCATGCTGCTGCTGTTTTGATTGGCATTGCTCCGCCGACGCGGGTGAAACCGAGATTGACGGCCTTGTTGGCTTTGACTGCTGCGATTTTCTTCATCGTCGTTCTCATCCGACTATTGATGGCCGCGTCGATCATGCGCTGGTAGTTCGGAATCTTCACATTGTGCGCCGTCGCTTTGATGAACGGCTGCGGCCCGAAGCTGGATTGCACCGAGCCGAACCGGATGTTTCCGCCTGCCTGCGCCTTGAGCTTGTCGCTGAATTTCTTGTAGCGCGCGCCGGTTACTTTTGCCGACGAGTTCCATCCGCTGACGGTCCAGCCCACGCGATCTTCCATCGTCTTTCGGACGCGTCGAAAATCCAATCCGAAGGCGAGGACGCGCGGTTTTCCGGTGATCCTGCCTCGTGCGTTCTGCTGGCTGCGGTGGTATTTCTTAATCGCGTCCTCGTTTTCAAGTAACGGCCTGCCGTAATAATGCGTCAGATTCGGATTGCGAAAAAGCGCGCGCAGTTTCTCCACGTCTCGGTTGCGGACATATCGCGCCATCGACTTGTAAAATCCGCCCTTGGTCGCCTTCGCTTGAAGGTCTTCGAAAACCAACGGTTCGGCGAGCCTGCTGAAATCTGCGCGCACCGCGTTCGCGCCCTGCTGCTTGCTCTTGGGCGGCGTAAATTTTACGATGGTTTGAATCGCGTATTTGGCCTCCTCTTTGATGACAAGTCCGAGACTGACCTTGGCTTCTTTCGCCAACTCGTGAAGCGCCATTTCCAGCCGCGAGAAACTGGTTTCGATGTCGATCATATCGACTTTGCGACCTCGATTTCGCAGCCCGCGCCCTCTGCGTCCAAGGTCACGCGTTCGATGAAATAGGTGATGCTCGCGCGAGAAAGCGTTTGTGTGACCTGCGGCGTTGCGCTGACGCTCGACGTAAGCAGAAAGACCGTGAACTTGCTGTCAGTCCTGCGCTGGTCCTCAAACTCCGAGAACGCATCGCGCGAGGACGACCAGATGCCGGTAACGCTCACGCCTTGAAAGGTGAACGCGACGCCCGCCTGCTCAAGAATCGCCGAGAAGTCGGAGTTGATTTGGGTCGGGTCGAAGTCTCGCACGGCTGCCATACTTATGCGCCGCCTGTAAAATAAAACCGTGCGTGAAGCTCCGGTCGGTTCGCGAGTAGCCACGGCTCCGCGTCCTCGTAGCACCGTTGCGCGTCCTGCCCGCAGGTCTGGCTTCCGACGTGGTGAACGTAGGCGCGCGAGATGAAATGCCGCCGCTTCATGTCCGCGCATTGCACGTCATCCGAGAACCAATTTATCGGCGGGAAATCCACCCACGAGTCGCGGTGAATCCACGCGCAAATCGGCGCGATGACAGGCGTCTCGACGATGTGCCGCTCGGACTGGTAGCGCAGGAAGTCGATTTTCCCGCGCCCGCTGCGCACGTTCTGTTCGCCGCGCGCATAGTCCGAGCGCGTCGCGACGTAGCCGAGATCCGGCACGACCTTGCGCAGATGCGCGACATCCGCGAGGAGCACCGCCCACGTTGTCGGCGTGAACACGATGTCATCGTTGCAAATCAGAATCTCGTCGTGCCGCTTGAACGCTTCGCGCGCGGCGAAGTTGTAGGCGTCGCCGAAGTTCGTGCCGACCTTGTGATGCACATACCTCTCGACGTCGCGCGGAACGTAGGCGTTGAGCGACGCGGTCATGACGTTGAGGCACGCGCCGTTGACCGTGCAAACGATGATTGCCGGCGTGCTCACGGCTTCTTCGCTGCGAGGATTTCCTTGATGTTCTCGGCGTCGATCAGCGTCACGCCGCTTGCGGTGACGAGCTTGTCCCAGTCGTGCGGCGGCACCATGCCGTCCTCGATGTGCACCGAGATCATCGCGCGCTCCACGGCCCGCGGCTGTCCCACGTCGTGAAGGAACTGCTTCGACATCGCCATCGTCTCCTTGTCGTCGGGGCGCACAAGGAAAACGTGCTCGACGGTGTCCGGTTGCGCTGCCGTCCCGAGCCACGCTTCACGGAAGGAGACGGAGCGCGTCGAGTCGCCGAGGGTTTTCTGCGTGAGCCGAATCGCGGGTTTTTCGTGCTTGTGAAAAGCCCACTGCAAGCCGTCCGCTTTTCTCGGCTGGTCCGCGAGCCGATAGGACCGCGCGGCGAGATCGAGACCAGCCCAGCCATACCATTTGACTTCGTGCGTCCAAGGTCGGTCCTTCTCCTTTGGCTCCGGTAGCGACATCATCCGCTCCGCCCAGAAGCTCGCGCGCCTGCCGTCGTTGCGCTCGAACGCGAGCATGATGATGGAGGCGATAGCCTCGCGGCACCAAGGGAAAACCCCGTGCGCACCCATAGCGAATTGCAACGCCTCGCGCCGTGACGCCACGAGTCGCGCAAGGTTCAGCTGCACCTCGTAGCGAAACGAGTCGTCGAGATTCGGGAAGCTGAGCGCGATGCGGCCGAACTGCTCGGCGGCGGTCTTGTTGCCCGCGCAGTAGTGCTCTTGGTGGATGTAGAAGTATTGGGTCGCCGACTCGGCCACGCTGCGCCCGAGGATTGCGAGGTTGCGCTTGCGGTTGCCCTGCTTGATCGCGACCGGCTGATGCCGCCAGACTGGCACCGTCCATTCGTTGTGGAGATCGTTCGGCAGCAAGAGCAGGTTTTCGTGGACGTCGTGGTGCCAGACTCGACCCGAGGCGAACGCCGTGCGGCGGATGATGCGCTCGCGTTGGAGCTTCTTGCCGGTGCCGCGCACGTCGTAAGGGCATCGCAGCATCAGCACGTCCTCCGTGAGCTCCTTGAGCCTTTCACGCAGGTCCGCCGCATCGGTCAGCACGTCGTCGCAGTCCGCCCAAAGGAGCCAATCGCCGGTGCCTTGGGCGAACGCTTGGTTGCGAGCCCTCGCGAACGAATCGACGTGCCGCCACGCCTGCGCAGTGACCCCGTTGCGGTAGTCCGAGAAGACAATCGGGACCGCGTTGCGCTCGCACCAGTCCCGCGCGAGCTGTTCGGTGTCGTCCGGTTCCTGCGAGCCGATGGCCCGCACCAGTGAGAGTTCGTCGATGATGCCGACGAACGAATCGAGCATGGTTCGGATGTGCGCGGTCTCGTTACCGGCAATCACGCAGAGGGAAATTGTCATGTTGTTGTGTTGCCTCCGGTGTGGCGAATCGCGCCGCAGCGTCAAAACAAAAAGCCCCACGCGGTGAGGCGTGGG